CAAGATTTCAAATCAGAAAAAGACCAACGCAACGCACTTAAGGGACTTGAAATACAGTACCTAAATGAAAAGCACAGACTAAACGAAGATTTCAATAGACGTAAAGAACAAAACTTTATGAAATCATTAGAACGTCAAGTGTTGTTTGAAAAGAAAGCAATCAACGAAGTAATGACAGCAACTAACACAGCAGAATTACAGCGTATTGGTCAACAAGAAAAACAACAAGCAATCTTCAAAAAGAGAGTTGAGTTTGAGAAAAAATCAGAAGCAGAAAAGTATCAGTTCTTTATTGGTCAGGCAGGGGACGCATTTGAACAATTAGGCAGATACAACAAACAAGCATTTGAGGCAAGTAAGGCTCTACGTATTGCTGAAGCAATTATGGCCACTTACCAAGCGGCAACATTAGCACTTGCAACATATCCACCACCATTTGGTTTCATTGGTGCGGCAATTGCCGTAGCGGCTGGTTTGGCAAACGTTGCTACAATTAGAAGTCAAACATACAGTGGTAGACAACTAGGTGGACCTGTACAAGAAGGTAAATCATTCCTAGTTGGAGAAACAGGTCCTGAAATCTTTACACCAAACATCAGTGGTAGAATAGATAGAATGGACGATATGGGTGGCAAAGAAGTAAACGTTAATTTTCAAATACAAGCCGTAGACACACAAGGCTTTGATGAACTATTGGTTAGCAGAAGAGGTGTTATCCAACAAGTGATATCAGATGCTATGTTAGAGAGCGGACAAAGGAGTAGGTTCTAATGGCTGATATAGCAAGTCAATATCCAACATCACCAAGTTTTAATAAAGTAACAATTTCAACCAATACACCAACATTGGCAACTGAAACATTTTCAGGCAAAACAAGACGTGTTGGTCAAGGACATACATTTTACAATTGGCAAATAAAATATCCAACACTAACGGATAGAGAAGCAGGACTTGTAGAAGGTTTCCTAGCACAAACATATGGAAGTCTTTTTAGTTTTGAAATTGTATTGCCAGAAGTAAGTTATTCAAAGTCAACTAATCCACCTAGCACAACACCAGCAACAACCACAAGTTATGCGGCTGGGGCAAAAAGTGTAGCACTAGACAACTGTGGAGCAAACAAAGAAGTTCTTTACTCAGGTGATTTTTTTAAGTTTGACAATCATTCAAAAGTATATCAGGCAGTGGCAACTTGCACAAGTGATGGCAGTGGTGTTGCTACATTATATTTCGCAGGTAGTTTGGTAGCAAGTGTACCTAATGACACTGACCTTACACTAACAGCAGTACCATTCACAGCAATTAGTGAAAATGATGTACAAAAATTTGATGTAGGCATTGGCGGATTAACAAGTATAACAGTAGACATGAGAGAGACTTGGTAGATGAAAAGTTTTGCTGGAGAAGAATATCTAAAGGATGAATATTACAGAGATCATACTATTGCGTGTGACCTTATTGAAATACATCTAAAAGATAGCAATAACAATGATGCGCCATTGTATCTAGCAAGTGGTGGTATCAACATTGACTTTGATTCAGACACGGCTCCAACAGCAGGAACAAACACATATTCAGCACAAGGCGAATTCTTAGGCCATAGTGCAATCAACGAAGACTTTGATGTAAAAGTAGGCAAGTTTTCAATCAACTTGTCAGGCTTACCAAGTGGTTATGTTGATAGATTTGTAGGCAAAGAACCAGAAGGCAAAAGGGTTGTTGTTTACAAATGTTTCTTAGATCTAAACACTCTACAAATTATTGGCACAGATAGTGCTGGTGGTGTAGCGGCTATCAATATGTTTGATGGTGAAGTGTACAATGTAAGCATTCAAGAAACAGCAAACTCTTGTTCAATATCAATTGAAGCAAGTAGTCATTTTGCTGACTTTGAAAGACAAGCAGGGCGTAAAACAAATGATTGGAGCAATTGGTTATTCCAAGGTGTACAATATGATTCATCATTTGAAAAAGCAGGTTTTGTGGGCAACCAAGAATTTTTATGGGGACGTACAGAATGATCGTAAGAAAAATAAGACCAGAAGAAATAGATGAAACAATCAACCTATGCAAATATTATGCCAATGAAGCAAGTGAACTAAATCCAGAAATTGGAGAACAGTTTGACAGTGATAGTGTTATAAATTTGATTAGAGGTAGAACAGCACAAGACAGTTTCTTTTGGTTTAACGCATATGAAGGACAAAGACCAGTAGGCTTTGTAAGTGGTACAATGACAACTCCGCAATGGAATGAAAATATTGTATACGCACATATTGATTTAATTTTTGTACTCAAAGAACATCGCAACATTTCAACATTCAAACAACTTATTGGATCTGTTGAAGAGTGGGGTGCAATATTTGATTGTAAAAAAATTACAGCAGGAGACATTGGCATTGATGTTGAACGCAGTCGTAAATTATATGAAAGTCAAGGGTTCAAAGAAGCCCTATGGATGTACAAGGATATTGAATCATGAGTGGTGTAGTAAAAACAATAAAGAAAGTCGTTAAAGGGATTGTCAAAGCCGTAGTAGGTGTTGTCAAAGCCGTTGTAAACGTTGTTTCAAGTGTTGTTAGTTTTATTACACAACCATTTATGGGATTGTTTGGAGGAATGCCAGGAGCACCAGATGCCGCAGGAGAGGCGGATCGTCAACAAGGTGTACTTGTAACAAGAAACGGTAGTACTATAAACATACCTGTGGTATATGGCCTTAGACGTGTTGGTGGAGCAATTACATTCGCAGAAACAGGTGCTGATGATAACAAATATCTTTGGGTAGCATACGCACTAGCAGAAGGACCAATTGAAGGATTGTTTGATCTATCAATTGACGACAACCAATTAGCGGCCAAATACATACCCCTACTAAACAATGGACAAACAGTAACAGTTGATGAAGGCAGATACAAAGACAGAATTGTTATGCGTTTCTCACATGGCATATATTATTCAGATCCAACTTCAAGTGTTGTAGGTGGCAGTTGGAATCCTTGTAGTGACGCACCAAGTTGGAAAAGTTCAATGGTCTACAACGGTGTGGCAACATTATTTGTTAGATATGAATGGAAACAAATTGAAACACAAGACGATGCAGATGCAAATCCATTTAGTGGATCAATACCTGCTATCAAAACAACAATGCTGGGACGCAGGGTAGCAGATATAACAAGTTCAAGTGGATCAACAGCATATGACAGTGAATCAGAAGCATATTCAACAAACCCCGCAAGAATTATAGCAGACTATCTACGTAATCCACGTTATGGTAAAGGTCTTAAAAACACAGACATTGATTGGGACAGTTTCTTAATTGCCAAGAACAAATACAACACGGTTGTCACTTACACAGATGGTGGACAAACAGGACCAATTATAACCAACAACACAGTATTAGACACAGGACAAAGTTTATTCAACAATGTTAAAACATTGCTTATGGGCTGTAGAAGTTATCTACCATACAGTCAAGGCAAGTACAAATTAAAAGTTGAAGACGCAGGTAATGCCACAGACATAACAAGTGGTGTTGCAACTATTGTTCAAACATTTAACGCAGACAACATACAAGGCAACATCACATATCAAGCAATTGAAAGAAGTTCAAAATACAACGTTGTAGAAATTAATTTTGTAAATCCAGACAAAGCATACTCAGTAGAAAGTGTTATCTTTCCAGAAACACTTGCTGAAAGACAAACATACATTGACAAAGACGGTGGTAGAGAAAATAAACTAACAGCAACATTTCCTACACTTACAAATTATGCTATTGCCAAAGACATGGCAAGACTATTGTTTAACAAAAGTAGATTCCAAGAGTCAGTTTCATTTACAGCAAGTTCACAAGCACTTGAATTAGAAGTAGGCGATAATATACGCATACAATCAACAATGTTGAATTTTACAACAACACCATTCCGTGTTATCACAATGAAAATCAACAATGACATGACTGTGGACTTAGGTTGTGTAAGAAATGATGACAGTTTATATCCACACACAAGAGTTGGTGAAGAAGATGTTGTTCTTCCGCCATACATACCAAAAGGTGGAGAAGTTTATTATCCAGAGATTATAGGCGGAGACCCAATTGGACTTGTGCCACCATTAGTATCACCTGTTCCTATTACACACCGTCCACCACAAATATTTTCAACATCACCTACCACTGTATCAGGCGCTGGTACACATGATATTACAATACTAGGACAAAATTTTTACGCAGGTCTTACAGCAATATTCATTAAAGATAATGGTACAGAAATTACACCAGGTGTAACAACAAGAATCAGTGACAACAGCATTGTGATACAAACAGTAGCAACAATGACAGATGCTGATCAACCATATGATATAAAAATTACAAACAATGCTGACAATGGTAGTTTGAGTACAAGACAAAACAACGTTCTAACTATAGACGCTGTTGAACCAACACCTGAACCTCCTACTGTTGAACCACCTATAGTAGTACCACCAGAAGAGCCACCAACATTACCACCAACTTCTCCACCTGAAGTTGATCCACCAATTGAACCAGAAGTACCTGAGCCACCAAAGCCAGTGGTAAATTTTAATGATATTGTAGACTTTACAACAGTAAATTATTCTGTAGAAAGCAATATGGTTTACGCAACTATCACAGGTATACAACCAGAAAACGCCACATATAAAGAGTTGAGTATCTATTACAAACGAAATATATCAAGTGAAACAGTTTTTCAACAGATGACTGTTACAACAAAACCTGGTGCTAATAAATCATTTACATTCCGTGTAGGACCGTTGTTGCCAAATCAACCTTACACACTTATATCAAGAGTCAAATACACAGGCGGTGAATTAAGTACCAATGTCAACAAACTACAACTTACAACAAAACCAGGTAGTGAAGAAGCAAGAGATACAATAGAATTAGCAAACACAGGTTGGCCTAGTGATCCAGGAGAGCCTACTATAATTAGAGATACACCATTTGATACTATTGTTGGTCAAACTGTTCTAACAGGTAGTCAGCCTAAAAACCCTAAAGAATTAACATTTACATTCAAACAAGAAATAAACAATGCGCCAGCAAACTTTGACGTTACAGGTGTTGCTTACTATATCAAAACAAGTGCCGCAACTACTTGGACACGCTATGAAACAGCGTTAGATAGTTCTTATGCACCAGGAAGTGCAACAACTTTTACCATAGCAAGTGGGGCAGTAGGTACACCAAGTTATCCAAGTACACCTAGTTCAGCACAACAAAACTATGATTTTATCTTCCGTTTTGTATTCAAAGACGGCAAAGAAAGCACAAAACAATATAGATTTATGAGTGTGCCAACAGAATTTAATGGCATAGGATATGATTATGATCCTCTAGCAGTAACTGGTCTACGTTTCAAAGAAGATTCAACAGCATACGCAATTGACCTAGGAGATCCTGGAGCGCCAAGTGCCGCAAGTTCAATGATTGTAACACTGACAGACATTAACGCAACACTAAGTGGCAACAAAGAAATACGTTTCTTCTTTAGACCACCAGATGCTAGTGTACAAGCAAGTTGGATGGGCATGAATATCCGTTACAGAAAAGTAACACCAGGAAAAGATCCAGACTTTTTAACAGTACCAAGCACCAGCGTTGGAATATACGACGGACGTGGTAGAGAATTTTTAGAAATAGATTATGATGAAACATATGAATTTGTCCTGACACCACAGTACAACAATTCAGGTGTAAGAACAGACTCAACACAAAGTTTATTTGGTGTTGGTTATGTACATAGAAAGCAAACAAGAGATGACTTTCCTTCAAATCAAAATTGGTTAAGCACATTCAACTTCAAACAAATGACCACAGCAAAAGCACTCAAACAAATTGATGCGGCATTTCCTGCTCCAGCAAATCCAATTGTAGATGTAGTAGGTTGGAGTATGCTCAACAAAGACGGTTGGAAAGGTGCACAAGATCCTTTTGCTTATTACAAACTTGTATTCAATCATCACGCTGTAACAGATTTTGCGTCACTAAACATCTATAGAAGAAGCAATAATTATGGTAGTCAACCAGACAACAATAACACATATATTGGCAAAGGTAGATGGGAGAAAGTAAACATAACAAGTTTTGAAAGTTCACCAACATCAACTACAGTATTCCTTCGTCCACCACTAAGCGAACAAGAATATAATTCATATTATCAAATAGGTAGCAGTAGCCAACCCCTTAGATTATCATATTATGAAAATACTACCAGCGGCGTTGGTCCAAGATACACAGATGAATTTTTATTAGTTGTTGAACAGTCAGGTGGAGAAGCAACCAAAGGCATTTTGTTGCTTGGAGGAGACGGTGTTATCTTTGTACCAGAATTAGACCTACTGTTAGGACAAAGACCAATTGAAGTAGACGTAGCAAGTTTCAATGGTATGAACGCAGTACTAGAGAAAAATATAAGTCAGGCAATAACAGCAATTACACCTGCCAATGCCAGTGTGTTTAGAAACAAAAAATGGAGTGTCAATGGTGTTGTTACGTCACCAACGATAGTTTAGGAGCAAATATGGCAATACCAGCAACAAATTATGTATTTGACGAAGTACAACAAGTTATAACAACTACAAA